TGGTATTCTATCGTCGAACTCCTTTTGTATTTGTAATAACTCTTGTAACTGATCAATTGTTAATGTGTTAGTCATTTTCCTGCTCCTCCTCATATTTATAGACCACTTGACTCGTCATAATCCCTACTGCTTCATCAAGATAAATATCTTCTTTGAGTGCATCTTGCATAGCATTAGGTAAACCCTCAAGTATTTCATCAAACGCTTGCGCTTTCTTATACACGTCCTCAATCTCTTTTAGCAATCCCTCTGTGTCATTACCGTTATATGCACTAGCGCTGATAACTGATTGTTCGATTTGTTCGCGGTTATTCATTAGTGTCATCCTCCATAAAAATTTTATTGTTTAATTTCATTCCAAATTTAACTCTTTCATCATCGTTGCCGAATTCGTTTATTAAATCTTTTTCAACACTCTTGCAATACCTATCCCATGCGCTCGCTTTCTTCTCCAGATCTTTGTTGCGCTCTCTTAACTTAGCTATATCTCCAATAAGCTCATCACGTTGCTTCTTGTACTCTTCACGATCTTTTAATGCTTTGTGAAGTTTATCTAATAACTTGTTAAAGTTAGTACAAAGATTTTTATATTGTTCATCTGATAAGGTGAACGTCATCTCATAACCTCCAATAGCATCTCATTTTCAAAAATATTTCCAACAATTTCAATAATATCGTCATTTTCACTTAGTAATTCAGTTACATTGCTAAAAGTTATATAAAAGGCTCCTTCTTTAAACTCGATAAAACTTACTTCTCTCGAATAACAATCTTGAACAATATCCCCTTCATAAATCTCCACACCGTGCACATCTTTAAATCCTGTGTATTGTAATAGTTTTACTTCATTGAAACTTTTATAACCTGTTGAAATCAAAATGTACCCACTATTAAAATCGATTTCGTCAATAATACTCATAACTTTTTTATCTTTATCCCAAGCTTTAAATTTCAACATCATTCTACCAACTCCCCATCTTTCCAAATCAATGTCATCGTCATGTCATCGTTTAAGATATAGAATGCTTTAGTAGGAAAAATATTGTCGTCTTCAAAACGTTCGTTCAAACTGATACCTTTGTGTAATGCGGATTTATAGACTCCTTCTTGAATCTCATATACCTCTAACAACCTATCAAACTTAGTCTCTTCCGTTACTTCTTTTTCAATATCAACTATGAAGGGGATATCAATTGGAATAAAACTTGACGTCGAACACTTATTTGTATTTGGATGAAAACGAACGAATCCATCACTAAATCCTGTTGAAAAAAATATTTTTCCTTGTGATAGATCCGGATTTTCTCGCGCCCATTTAATTAATTCATCTAATCTCATTTCTTTTTTAACTTTGATTTTCATTTTTATATCTCCTCTTGAATAGTAAATTTATCGTTAATTGATACGTATCCAGCCACATTACATAAGATGCTATCAACATCAAAAGTCACACAACAGTTGCGTTCAACATCATTTGAATAGAATCTTTTGTTTCCTGATAACTTGGGGTTATCCCAAGCCCATTGGATAAGTTCAGGTAAATTCACTTCTTTTTCAACTTTGCCTTTCATTATTTCCATCTCCTCTAAAATAAAGTTAGTTGCTTCTGTTCCTCGTATTCCAAACCATGTTGCTTTATATATGTTTCAAGCTCTTCCGCTGTATCAAATGTCTTTTTCACACCTTGCCAACCTGGCACGATATGACCGTGAAAGTAATAAGTGCCATTTACTACATGGATATGTGCCACTCGTTCGTTATCCTGATACAGATATCTCTTAGAGCCGAAAAAATGTTTTAAGTATTCTTTACGTCCGCTATCTGTCATGGTCATCACTCCCACAAGTCAAATACTCTATCGACGTAAAACTTCGCCTTTGCTAAATCCTCATGACCATTCTTTAACGGTGCTCTAGACAAGTATTTAATTGCATTACCTATTGCGAATGCTAATTGTGGTGGGTACTGTGCCGTAACTTGTTCAATAAAATCTATAATTTCAATGTCGCCGTATGTGTAATGCGCAGGTTGCTTAACGTTGTCTTGCGTTTTGTTCATATCTACTTTTCTGTTACTGATTATGCTCATTATACTTCCTGCCACTTCTTGAACATTTGGTTATAAGTGACATCGAACCAGTACGGATCACGTGAATGTTTTTGAGGTACATTAAACAAATGTGGCTTCTTTCTTCTTAGCTCAGCTTCTTTCTTTCGCTGTCTTTCCAATTTACGTTCTTTGCTCTCTCGCTCCATGATTTTGGATAACACAATTTCTTTATACTCAGCTAAGCGCATACCATAAGGTGCATGTAAGGCTTCTAACAACGCCCAGCCACCTCGTACTCTTTTTGCAACCATTCCTGGAGTTAACCCGTTCTTTTTTATCAATTCATTTTCATGTTCGGTAAATTTATATGGTTTACCATTAATCTTTACGATACTCATTCATTCCACCTCTGCATTTATCCTGTGTTAAAATTTTTAAATCTCATGTTTTTTACTCCGGATGTTATTTATCCTAAAAAGTATTAGCGCGTCTTTTTGGTCGCTTTTCGCCCTATATTCATGAGCACTAATGACCAAAAGCTCTTTTTGCTCTCTCAGATAATTCTTGTCGTCGCTCTTCAGACATTAATTTTCTAAATCCTATTGCGCTTTTAGGTAGTTTTGACCTAACTAATACCGCAGTCCCAGATTCTAATTACTCCAATACCTCTACATCGTCACCATACAACTTTGTCATTCTAGTAATATGTGTTGGCACCGATGAGTAAGCAATCCATTCTTGGTTTTCGTAATCATAGTTCAATGTCGTTTCGCGGTCTTCTTTTGAATAACCGTCACTTACAGTTTTTGTTTCTTTGGTAATTCTTGCCATTTATTCCACCTCTACATTTATATTTCTAATTTTTAAATTGTCATACTCTAGTAATGCATTCGGGTTGTTATATAAGTAATCTGCCAGCGTTTCTTTTTCTTTATCCACATCATCGAAATGCTGATATTCAACTTCTGTAGGTATCCTTATATCAATCGTTGCGTTTATATATGCTTGTTGTTGCATTAGATCACTTCATTTCTCTTTTGCGTTCTCGTCTTGCTTTAATTAATTCCTCGTAAGTAATCCATGTTTTGCCTGTGTACTTAGGTGCTTTACATATCCAATTGAGTTTTATGTTTCTGTATTTATGTCTGAAAATCTTAGCTTTAAGTTTTGCTACTTCGGTTGGCATACCTTTAATGTCGATAACTTCAATCAGTTTGTCATCGAGATATAACGCGAAGTCTGCAATATATTCAATCTTTCGTTGTTTATCTAGTTTTGGTAATAATTCGAATTTCGGTTGTATTTCGATATGATCATAATTAGTGCCATTCATATTACTTTCTAAATATTGGTAATATTCACACTCTACTTTGCTATCAAATACAATTCCTTTGTACTCAACTTTCTTAGCATTGTATTTACTCATTGCGCCACCTCTAAATATCAAATATCGTTGCTTGTAAACCTAGCTCTTGCTCATATAGAAGTCCGTGAGCGCCTTTAAATCGTTTTAGGTCACTATCAGTCATAATTTTCTTTTCGTCGCTGAAATGGGCTCCTGTGAGCGAATAAACTTCATTCTCGTTATCTTCATGTTTGATGACCTTAATATCTTCCGTGCCATCTTCTCGGTATAAGTAATATTTTTCTTTCGGCATTTTTAACACTCCTTAATATTCGACGATTGCGGGTCTTTCTTCTTTTTCTTTCAACTTATCATCAATAAGTTTTTTAAGTTTCTCTTGGTCTCCGTTTGCAAAATCAATCATCTTTTGAGCATATACATCTCTACAATGTAATATTTCTTTTATATTTTGTTTTGTGATTACCACGCATCTCGCTCCCTGAAATCGTCTCCGATTACTCTTACTTTTCTTGCTCTTTTTTTCATTCTCGAATTTATACGTTGCCAGTTCATATTTTGATTTAGTTCTTTATCACTAAAGTTAGTTGTAAAGATGTTGTTTTTACCTACTCTGTTATCAACAATGCTGAAAAGTTTATTTATAGTGTGTTCTGTGTTTTCTACACCCATATCATCTAGTACAAGTAAATCAATCTCACTAAGTAATTTGACTAGTTCGTCTGTAGTCTCTACTGCATTTTTGTTGTATGTCGCTTTGATACGATCCATCAACATTGGTATATGCATAAAAGCAACTGTATGCCCTTTAGCTTTAACTGCTTTTGCGATAGCGTATGCTAGGTGGCTTTTACCAGTTCCATATGAACCTTGCAATATTAATGATTTTGGTTCTTTTGTAGAGAAGCCTTGTACGTACTCTATTGCTGTTTGCTTAGCTTGTACTTGTTTTTCATTTTGTGGCTTGTAGTTTTTGACTGTTGCATCTCTTAAAGACGGATTAACGTTTGATTGATTGAATATGTTGTTTATCTTCCGTTGCTTGTTTCGCTTATATTCCTCATAGATTTCACATTTGCAACCGTCTTTATACTCGTAACCATTCGGGTGTTTTTTAGTAGGAGCAAACTTATATAAGTCGTATTCACTTCCACATCTCTCACATTTCAATCCTTTTTCGACATGAGTAGGTTGATATTTTTTCAAGCTTTCGTTTATCTTTTCGCTGAATAGTGGTTTCATAATATCCCCCTAATCCCAATAACTTTCGTCGTACTTCATGCGTTCCAATTGATCTATGCCAGTTGGTTGCGCTTTTTGATTGAGGTACCCCTCAAATTTATTGCCAAAAAGTGTTTCTGGTCTAAGGTATTTATCGCTATCCGTGTTTAGCCACTCAGCTGTTTTGATATCAATCACCTTTTTAAAATCCTCCAACCTAAAATCTTGATTCCATCTTGCTTTAATAAAATCTTTTGATTTAGCTGTATTGTGTTTAAAATGCTTTCCTGTTTTTTTGTTTAAGTATTCGATAATTTCTTTATAGGGAATGGAATACACAGTCGGGTTGCCCGACAATATACTTCCATCATTATTAGTATTGTTATTATTAGTTAAATCATTATTAGTACTATTATTATTAGTAGTACGCCCTTTTCGGTTTTCCGTTTTTCCGTTTTCCGAAAACCCGTTTGCCGATAATCCGTTTTCCGAAAATGGCATTTCGGTTGGTTTTTCGTAAACTAAGTATTCAAAACCTTTAAACACACCGTTTTCAGCTCTTTTTTGTATTCTGTGAACATATTTATTATCCATAAGTTCTTGAACGCCACTATTGATTGATTTTTGTCCATCATTCATATGTTTAACTACTTCTGACGTGTATATTTGCCAATTGTCAGGACGACTTAGGAAATACAATAATATCCCTTTAGCTTTAGCACTTAAATTACTATCGAACACAAAAGATTTATGCACAGTTACAAAATCGCCACTTTCTTTTATCGTTCTAAATGTTGCCATTTCGTTATCTCCTTTCTGGTATAATTTTATTATCGCTATTGCGTTAGATTGGGGGTGAATAATTATGGATCCTATTTTAGGTAAAGGTATTGATAAAATTATTGAAGGCGCATCAAAAGGGCCTGTAGAAACATTCTCTAAAACTTGGGAACTTGTCTTTGGGAAATTCCACCTTTATGTGGATAAAGTTATTTATCAAAGAGAAGTAGAATTTGAAAAATTCAAAGAACAATTTAAAAAAGAAATATCTTCTGTACCTGAAAATAATTTACAAGAACCACAATTTTCTCTTCTAGGTCCTGCTCTAGAAGCTTCAAAGTTTTACATTAGTGAAAAAACTTTAAGTAATATGTTCGCAAAACTAATAGCATCATCTATGGATGACAGAAAAAACTCATTAACCCACCATTCATTTGTTGAAATAATTAAACAATTATCCCCAAATGATGCTATTCTTTTAAAACATTTAAAGAATCACGAAGTACATCCTGCCGTTAAATATAGAGCGGTTTTAAACCCAAAGAATGACGGTATGAATATATCGGACACGTTAATAAAAGACTCTCCGTTAGATATAGAATCAACCGAAATTTCAATTAATAACCTAGTAAGGTTAGGGGTTTTAAATGAAACTTTTGACATGTCTTACTTAACAAAAAAAGGAATTTATAATAAGTTTTATGCTCCTCAGTTTTTAAATCACTTTAATAAGATTATAGAAAAACAAAGATTTGTTTCGGGATTAGAATTTGTTAAAAGAATGTTAAAGTCAGGACACAACCTAGAAACAATAAGTAAACTTTCTGGCATTGAATTTGAAGTATTAAAGTTACATTACAGCCCCTGGGTAATAGACATCAAAAAAGGCTCAATTAGTTTGTCCGCCTATGGTAAAGCTTTTGTAAAAACCTGTATTAACTAAACGGAGATTTTAAAATTTTCTCCACTTTTACAGCATGCATAGCATTTCTAATCTCTTCCGCCAAGATGACGATTAGGAGTGCTATTTTTATTATTCTTAGTCTATTCATTCCTTTTTCTCTCCTTTCAACATTTTATTGAGCCTCTCATCAACTTTTATCCACGAGTCATGCAAGTGATATTTATCATCAAACGACTTAACACCAATTGCATGTTGCTCGTTGTGATGTTCGCGACATAACGCTAATACATGTTTGTCGTAGTGATTCATCTTGTTTCTGTTCATGCCTCTACCTACTGCTTCGTAATGTGCTAAGTCAGCGTGAGGCTTTCCGCATATTACACAGTTGCGGTTAACAGTTGACCAGTATAAGAATGATTTATCTCGTTTCAGTAGATTACTCGTTTTGTAGCTAAGTGGTATGTCATTGTAGAACGTCCAGTCAAGCGTTGCTTCAATGATTTGACTTGCTTGTGTTCTCGTACAATTACTTAGTGAAATACGTTCATCATAGCCGTAGTAAGTCCTTACATACTCGATGAACATATGTCGCATATAGTCCATTGGTTGACCTGTATATTCTTCTATGTCTTTGACAAGCGCGAATATTTTTCGTCGTTGCTTGCCGGTAATTCGAAACGGATCTATGACGCTCACATCGACTTCCACATCAAACCCGTTATCAAGTAGTAATGTTTCTTTATTACCTAATTCAACACCCGAGATGACAACTGTTGTTGTACCGTCATCTTGAGTGATATAACTAGTAATTTTCGGCATTTATATCAACTTCTCAAATTTATATTTATTACCATGTATATCAGTAACATCTTTGTGATTATTTTTTATTTTGTCGCTAATATAACTATGACTTCTGCCTAAGAATTTTCCTGCTCTACTCATACTTATAAATTCATATTCGATACCTAAATGATTAATAAGTTTTACAGCCATATTGGTATGCATTAATCCTGTTTCAAATGCATGCCTATTATTTTCCAAGTGATTACACCATTCAAGATTTTCTACATTGTTATTTTTGGGGTTCCCGTCAATATGGTTAATACAATTTTTACCTTCTATCATTGGTATAAAGGCGAATGCCACTAATCTGTGGACTAAAAAATCTTTGCGTTTACCATTTTTCCAAAGGGTTACTCTTACATCTCGACCATTAGGTGTTTTATCTTTTAAATAACGCTGTTTCCAATGCCTCCATTTTTGATAACGGTTAGACCAAGTAACTTTATTTTTGTGAGTTCTAACTCTACCTTTACTGCTTACTTCGTATATGCCCTCGTAACCTACAACATCTTTCCATAATTCGTTCATCTAACGCCTCCTAAAAAGGAAGATCCTCTATAGAGTCTGCGTTGTTATCAAAAGGATTATTACCAGTTTGAGTTTGTCTTTGTTGATGATAATTGTTGTTTGGTTGTTGGTTGTTATTCTTCGGTTCTAAGAATTGAACACTGTCCGCTACTACTTCTGTGACAAATACACGTTGCCCGTCTTTGTTTTCATAACTGCGTGATTGTAAACGTCCATCAACGCCAGCCAATGACCCTTTGGATAAATAATTATTTACATTTTCTGCTTGTTTTCTAAAAGTTACACAGTTAATAAAGTCTGCCTCACGTTCTCCTTGAGCGTTAGTAAATGTTCTGTTAACTGCGATAGTGAAAGTGGTAACACTCACACCATTTGGCGTTGTTCTATATTCTGGATCTTTTGTTAAGCGTCCTACTAATACTGTTCTATTTAACATTATTGTTTCTCCTCACTATCCAATTGTTTTAATCCTGCATCTAATTTTTGGTGTGCTTCTGCGATTTGTTTTTGACTTAATTTATTAATGTTAGATATTTTTAGCCATCTCATCGTTTTATCGATAGTTGCATCTCGCCCTTTTTCTTGAGATAAGTTCACGAACTGATTGATACGCTCTTCTAATTCTGTAATATCGTTGTCACTTGCACTTGGTAGTTCCTCGCCGTTGTAGATATATAAGCCTAAACCGTGTAAAGCCGAAGCTTTAACAAAACATCGTTTTTGCGCTTTGTTAATATCGAAAGTTGTTGCACTACCTTTAGCAAGCGATTTATTTCTAAAGTCCAATACTGGAAGCCACTCAGTCTCTGTACTATCTTTCACAGTCACAGATACCTGTACAAAATAGCCTTCTGGTGTAGCCAAATAAGGTACAAAATAATTTTCTGTGTTAATATCTGGATGTGGAAACTCGTGTACTTTTACTGTGTAGTTTGGGTCAATCTTTTTCAGCTCTTGGTGTGCATATGACCATGCTAGATAAGTTAATCCATTTTTTTGTTCTGTATGATCATTCACGTTTTTACTGTTCAACTGTTCAAATAATGTTTGTTCAGTCATGTTCTACCTCCTCGTACTCAATAGTTTCTGTCACTGTTTTCTTGATTGCTTTGTGATAATCCATATTGATACTCGCTTCTTCCACACCGTTAAATTCCCTAGCTCTATTTCTATTTGTGGAGTAACTAACATCTGAATTATTATCAGTTGGTTTGTTAGTTATATAAATTGGCATATCCCTATGACGGATGATGTAAGTTACAGTCTGCTTCATAGCGACCTCCTACCATTTCATGACTAAGTTAATTAGTCTGTCCTGTTCGTCTGTGTTCTCTTCAATCCATTCATCTATTGCTTGGTTGAATAAGTCTGATGCCATATCTAAGTCATTCTCATCTACGACATAAGCATGTTTAATTGGTACATTGTTCATATCTTTAACTTGTATTGATATGCCCATATGACCTTTTAAAATGAATAGCTTAAAATCGAATCCGTTAACATGAATATTTTTGCGTATGATTTCGCCTATTTCGTAATACATCTTGACTTCCTCCGTTTTTCGTTTTATATTTAACTTGAAATTTTTCTTAAGTGCTTGATACTGTTACTTGTTGGCGCAAGTAGCAGTTTTTTTATTCTCCATAAAAGTATTCCTTATAAAATATGAATGTCGCTATACTTGCGAATCCCGCGATTGACCATGCTGTAGTGAAGTACAGCAATGGCATAAGCACAATTGCTAAGACTGTGAAGCATAGTATTGCTACTAGGTAGCTTTTATAAATGTTACTCATTTGATAACTCCCTCCTGCCTTAATACTTCGTGAATAATTCCGAGTTCGTACATTTTGTTAAACCAATAAGTCGCCATTTCTTCACTCATTTTTAGTTCCTCCTACAATTCGTTTTCGAATTTCATTTCAATTTGCTTGATTCTGTATAACGTAGCTTGTGACGGGAACCAATTAGCAATCATTTCGATTACATCATTGAAATGTTTTTGTCTTACATTCGTTCTTGAACTTGCACCAGTCATCTTTTTCACTTCTGAATTAATATCCCTGAATAATTCGCTACGTTGTTTTTGATTTGTTATCGCATGTAGTCTTTGTATGTGAGCTACTCTTTGATTGATAGTTCTAGTTAAGAAATTGTAGTCTCCCGCATCCAGTTTTTGATTTTCTTTCAAATCAATAACATCATCTTTTACGTTTTTAATTTCTTGTTTTGTTTCTTCTGTAGCTTCAAACATTAATCTCAATGCTTGCATTGGGTCGCTAGGTACTTGGTAAGCACCAGTTTTTCTTAATGTTGGTAAAACTTCCGAAGTTACCCAACGTTTAAACCGCTTCGCATTTTCTAATTTGCTAGAAAAGATTAAACTGTATAATCCTGATTCGTTGATGATCGTTACATTTCTGTTTTGACCTGCCGTCGCGATTTGCGACGTCAGCTTATCTTCTGCATCAACATGTTTTGACAAAGCATCTCGTCCGTTTGCGTATCCTAAAATGTCAGCAACATCTTTTCCTATAAAATATGGTTCTCCGTCAACCTCTAATGTTCTTACTGGTAATTCTTCAAAATTAAATATTTGTAATGCTTGCATAATGTTTATGCTCCTTTCGTGTATAATGTTGTTATCAACCTAAGGAGGTGATAAGTATGAAAGCTTGTTTATATCTTTCTAACGATAAATTTGTTGAAATCGATAATTTAGAAAAAGTGATAAAGTCAGGTCATCGCGGAACTGTTGAAATATCAAAAGAAAAAATTAAAAGTTCCTTGTTCACTAATGGCTCATATACTTTTGTTGGAGACAAAATAGTAGCTATCGCTTCAGCTAAAATCGAATTCATAGAATTTATCGATTAATCTCTTTAAGCAACTCTGCAACTGCTCGCAACAGTTCAGGGTTGTTTCTTGTTTCTAAATTACTGTTTGCATGTTTTAGTAAATTAAGTTTTAATTTACTTTTTTCTTTCGCGATTCTAAATTTTTGTAACATTTGTTGTTCCTCCTTTATTCGAAATCATCGATGGTTAATTCTGAAACTCTCTTTTCATAGATATATAAATAATAATTTTTGATATCTCTGTAAAATTTTGCTGCTAGGTTGTATTCACTTTCACTCAAATCTGAATTAAGCGTCACTCCAAAAATCGATAATGTTAATTTTCTAATATGATCATGAACATCTTGTACATAAGCTTTTTGATGAATTGATTCGAAGCCATGCTGATACTTTTTTAGTGGAATCGGATGATTAAGCTTCCTCAATCTTCCTAGTGACAAATCTTTTGCGAAATTGAGTTTTTTATTGATTTCTTCTAAATCGTCATTATTGATTCTTACTTTACTGAAAATTGCACCTGAACTGATTGGTTTCTCGCCTTTTATAGCATTTCTAACTTCTTTCGCTATAATTTCTTTCAACTCTTCTTTGGTTAACGTGATTTGTTCCATAGTGTCCTCCTTTTAAGATGTTATTTCGTTTTTGTGCATTTTTGGAACTCGCTCAATAAAAAAATATTCTGGAAATAGTTCTTGTATAGGTGTTTCGAGTGCCTTAGAAAAAATCATCGCTTCATCTAAATTAATAGGAATCTCTCCGCGTTCTCTTTTTCCGTATTGTTGACCCGAAACACCAATCAAACTCCCCATAAAGTCTTGGTTCTTTTTCGCCGCTTTTCTAAAGCTATATAAATCTTTGTGCATTTTTGGAACACCTCCTGAAAACAATACTACACCTGATGTTCCAAAATTGCAAGTGCTTTTTACATATTTTTTTGCCTCTACACATATTTTTATGTTTTTGTTGCATTTTTGGAACTGTAGGCATATAATGAAGTTATTAGTTAGATAATATGTTTAAAGGAGATAAAAATATGAGTTCATTTTCTTCGAATCTAGAACGTCTGATGAACAAAAGAGATATGAGTGATAGTGAATTAGCAGAATTAGTAGATGTAAATAGAACAACAGTCACAAGATGGAGAAAGGGAATTAGAAGTCCAAAACTAGATAAATTACCTGAAATAGCTAACGTTTTTGGAGTTAAACCCTTAGATTTAATACATGATATGGATGATTCGAAAATTATTGAAGAAATTCATAACGTGTCATCTCAACTCACGCCTCCAAGACAAAGCAATGTACTAAAATATGCGACTAATCAATTAGAAGAGCAAAATAATGACAGTGATGATAATCTGGTAGATTTCAATTCTTACATTCAAGAAAAATCCGAAGTGGATATATATGGTTGTGCGTCTGCTGGTATTGGTGAAAGATTATATAACGAACCTATTTCAAAAGAATTCGTAAGAGGTTATGTCCCCGCACATGATATAGCTTTAAAAGTAAATGGAGACTCAATGGAGCCGTTATTTAAAAATGGACAAATTATATTCATTGAAAAATCTCACACTATCAAAGATGGACAAATAGGCGTCTTTATTATAAATGGAGATGCTTACGTAAAGAAGGTTTATGTAGAAGATAACAGATTAACGTTGGTTTCTTTAAATAAAAAGTATAAAGATTTACATTTTTATGATAATGAAAGTGTGAGGTTAGTTGGAAAAGTTATTTTATAGGAGGTAGTAAAATGAATTTAAAAGAAGTTGACATTAACATTGAAGAGTGGGAAATGGTTGAAATCCCCTTTTATACAGAAGAAGAACTGACTTATAGGTTGAATAATGGTTTACCTATAACTAAAAGTGAACTTGAAGAACAGGAGTCGAAAAAATGAGTACTTATAAAGAAATTGAACACTTACACATCAATACTGGTGGTAAAGAGCTTACTCAAGAACAAATAGAAGAAGCCAAAGCTTTTATAGACAGTCAAGGATTTAAAGATATGATTCGAGAAGCTAAAGAGTCACGTCAAAGAGTTATGGAGTCTAAAATTACCGATAGAACTAAAATGTGATTAATAGCGCCTATATGGTGTTTTAATATAAAAAGTAAACAAAGGAGAAATTAAAATGAAAAGATTATTAGGTTTACTATTAGCAAGTACGTTGGTGTTAGGTGCATGTGGTAGTAACGACGGCGATAAGAAAGAGGAAAGTAAAAAAACAGAAACAAAGAAAGAGAACAAAGATAAAAAGAAAGAAACTAAAGAAAAAGCAGAAGCGAAAAAAGAAAATGCTAATCAAAACGATAACAATAATCAAGTAAACAACGAGAACAACACAAACGTTAACAACGATCAACAAACCAATAACACATCTAAGCAACAGGTACAGAAGGATCTTCCAGCTACCAATAATGGACAACAAGCACAACCACGCGACCCAAACGAACCTAGTTACGAAGAATATTTAAATGCTAAAAGAGCCACTGAAGAAATGGAAAATAATCCGGACAAAAACCAACATGCTGGAGGTGGTCCAGGAATGTCGTTAACACACCCTAATCAATCATATGATAGTTTTAGAAAAGAAGTAGGAAAAGCAAGAAGTGAAGCAATAGTTGTTCAACAATAAAATTTCGGGTAGCCCGCCTACCCTTATTATTTTTTGCCAATTTTGAGGAGGGAGCACATGAAAGTAGCAATTTACACTAGAGTTTCAAGCGCTGAACAGGCAAATGAAGGGTATTCTATACACGAACAAAAAAGAAAGTTAATTTCATTTTGTGAAGTTAACGACTGGAATCGATACGAAGTATTTTCAGACCCGGGCGTTTCTGGAGGTTCAATGAAAAGGCCATCATTACAAAAGTTGTTTGATAGATTAGAAGAATTCGATTTAGTACTAGTATACAAATTGGATAGATTAACACGTAATGTTAGAGATTTACTGGAAATGTTAGAAGTTTTCGAAAAAAACAATATAGCTTTTAAAAGCGCAACTGAGGTATTTGACACAAATTCCGCTATAGGCAAGTTATTTATAACAATGGTTGGTGCAATGGCAGAGTGGGAGCGTGAGACAATACGAGAGCGTTCTTTAATGGGTAGTCACGCTGCGATTAGAAGTGGTAAATATATTAGGGCTCGGCCATTTTGTTACGATTTAATAGACGATAAATTAAAACCTAATCAACACGCTAAATATATTCGTTTCATGGTAGATAAGTTAATGATTGGTAAGAGTGCGAGTGAAGTTGTTAGGCAGTTAGAAAGCAAGAAGAAGCCACCTGGTATAACGAAATGGAATAGAAAAATGATTCTTAATTGGATAAAAAATCCAGTTATGCGTGGCCATACTAAATTTGGAGACTTATTAATAGAGAACACTCACGAACCAATTATAAGCGAAGATGAATATTTAAAACTGATTGATATTATCGAAAAACGTACTTATAAAACTAAATCGAAACACAAAGCTATATTTAGAGGTGTTTTGGAATGTCCGCGATGCCAAAGCAAATTACACCTATCTAGATCTATAAAGAAATACGATAACGGTAAAACTCGTGAAGTTAGACGTTATTCATGTGACAAATGTCATAGGGACAACACAGTTAAAAATATATCATTTAACGAAAGTGAAATAGAAAGACAGTTTATAAACACCTTACTCAAAAAAGGAACGGATAATTTTAAAATAAGTGTACCTAAAAAGAAAAGCTACGATATTGAAGATAACAAGGTAAAGATAAATGAACAAAGAGCAAATTATACACGGTCTTGGTCATTAGGATATATCAAAGACGAAGAATATTTTATGTTAATGGACGAAACAGAAAACTTATTAAAAGATATTGAAGAAAAAGCGAAATCACATACCGATGAAAAATTAAATGAAGAACAAATAAGAACAGTTAAAAACTTATTGATTAAAGGTTTTAAAATAGCAACACTTGAAGATAAAGAGGATTTAATTACAAGTAGTGTTGATGTAATTAAATTCGAATTTATACCTAAAGAGTTTAACAAAAATAAGACTCTCAACACAGTTAAAATCAATGAGATACAGTTTAAATTTTGA